TTGCGATTGCGTTTCGCAGATGGTTTTTCGAAGTATTGTTTATCTCTTACAGTTTGTAGCTTACCAGACCGTTCAACTTTGCGTTTGAATTGTCGAAGTGCTCTTTCAAAGTTTCTATCTACTATTACACTTGTCAACGGAAAGCCTTTGCGTCATTTTCAGTAATCTGTCGCATGAGTCTTCCCAAATCGTTTGCGATACCAAAATGGTTATCGAGTGTGACTTGTAGAAACTTTACAACCCATGCCATATCAAATTGAAACTGTGGGTCGTTTGTGTCGACTCCGAGTTTTTGCAACTCTTCGATGAGTGATACAGAGAGTTCTTCATTTAACTCTATGCTTCTTTTTTGGCGAGTGTAATACTCACCAGTGAATTCTATTACTTTTCCCATATTTATCTCCTCGTGGAGTCGAAACTCCACCCTTTCTTTCTCAGTCTTTTTACCCGACCTCTGATTGCGTTTTCGGTTCTATCTGGAAAGATGTGTAGGAGTTCTTTTAGCTTCATTGAGCCATAGTATTCTTTTAGAAGTCTATCTTCTTTTTCTGTCCAGTCGGGTGTTTTGCCTCTCATATTTGTTATAAATCTCCTACTTTTCTATATTATATACTATGGGAATATAAAAGTCAAGAGTTATTTTTAGGTAAGTCGTAAATAAATGTTGACTTTAAAGGTTAAATGCTATATAATATATAAAATTGGAGAAAATACTATGCAGGAATTAGAATTTGTAACGATGATGGTCATAATGATTAGTTGTGCCTATACATCATTTCAACTTGGAAGAAAGGAAGGAATACGTAATGCTATCTTATACTTTGAAGACGAAGGAATTATTGAACTCGAAGATAAGGACTAAAAAAATTTTTCTTGACTTTTGATACAAAATTTAGTATAATAGTAGTAATGAAACTTCATCTATTACAGATGGAGTTCTTCAAGTTCCAGCGTCAGCTGGGGGAGGGTTGGATGTAAACTCACTACTTTGCAATGAAGATTAGATTTAGTCAGTTTATGGGAATTTTTTAATATAACCCGAGATGCCGAAAGGGTCTCACAGAAGTAGCCGAAAGGTACTAATAGGAGAAAGAAATGGTAGTACATACATTACCGACAATACACGACCTAAACAGGTCATGGATTGGAGCAGATCGTTTTTTCGAAAGGTTCGCTTCAATGCCTACATACGAAGATAATTCGTATCCACGTTTCAATGTAACAAAAGACGGAGACAACTATCAAATAGAAGTTGCGCTTGCGGGTTACAAGAAAGAGAATATAATCGTAGAAAGAGTAGAAAATATTCTCTCGATTCATGGAGAAAAGAGTCTGAAAGATGTGGCAGATGAGTCATATTTACACAGGGGGATTACACGAAAAGCGTTCAAGAGAAGCTTCACCATATCTGACGATGTCAGAATTGACCAAGCATCTTTTGTTGACGGCATTCTAACGGTAGACCTTCATGTCGAAATACCAGAGGAGAAAAAACCAAGACAAATTGAAATAATTTAGGTATTTATACCTTACAATCACAATAAGGAGAATAGACAGTGATGTTAGAGGATTTTCTATTTAGAGGAGAAGATCCTTTGAAAGTACTAAAGGGTTTAGGGAGTTCGGTGTTAATGTTAACACCCTTCGTATTCATAGTATGGTCAGTGGTAGGATTTTACAACTGGGCAACTTAGTACTAGGTCTTGAGTTAGAATGATAACAATAACCGAAATAGCAAAGGATAGAATCACAGAGAGGCTGGGGAAGGATTTCCTCCGCCTCTCACTTTCGGGTGGTGGGTGTAATGGTTACCAGTATTTATGGGACATACACGAAGGAAAACCCAACAATGATGACTTTGTTATTGAGGACAGAATAGTGATTGATAGTTTTAGTATGCCTTATCTGCATGGAACTATCATAGATTGGAAAGAGTCTCTTGTAGAGACAGGATTTGAAATACACAATCCAAATGAGCAAACAGCTTGTGGTTGTGGTGTTTCAGTAGGATTTTAGAATGAAAGTAAGTCAGGATTGCGTAGAATTAGTAAAGCACTTCGAAGGATTCGAAGATACTGCATACCTATGCCCAGCAAATGTATGGACTATAGGGTATGGCAGAACTCGTAATGTAAAAGAAGGGGACAGGATAACAGAACCCCAGGCCGAGAGAGATTTACTTGAAGAACTGGAAGAGTTTAAACACCAAGTATTAAACTCAGTAAAAGTAGAATTAAAACAAAATGAACTTGATGCATTAACATCATGGACATATAATTTAGGAGTAGGAAACTTAAAAAGTAGTACACTTCTGAAAAAATTAAATGCTGGAAATAAAAGTGAAGTACCAGCAGAAATGATTAGGTGGAACAAAGCAAACGGAAAAGTATTAGCAGGATTAACGAAGAGAAGAGAGGCGGAAGCAGAATTATGGGCAAAGGAAGTAGTATAAGACCTTATAACAAAGCAAAGTTTGATAAAAATTGGGATAGGATTTTTAAAGTCCGAAGAGGCACAAAAGCCAAACAGACTCAAATTCACAAGGATAAAAAGAAAGAAGAAAAGAAAAACCCAAGTGAAAGTTGGACACATGAGTTCAGATTATGAGTAACATAAAAGAAAAAGCACAGGAATTTTGGTTATGGTTTGTATCAAAACTATTTCCTAGATATAAATTATTTGTAAGTTATAATGCTATCTGGGGAGATGCAGATGACCAAGAATACACAGTAAAGAAATTTTTAAGTAAAAAACCAAATTGCTTAAAGTTTATAACCCATGAAGGCGATAAAGTAGAGATAACAGGAGCCGAAGGGTTAAATTATAGGATAGAACAAATATGAATCAAGTATTTATAGGAATAATAATCGTATTAGGACTCGGAAGTTATTGGTTATATAGTGAGAATGTGACATTAAAAGCTAATAACGCTGCATTAGAAGGTGCAGTAGAGGAACAAAAACTAGCGATGGAAAGTTTACAAAATGACTTTGCCACGCAAACCACAGCACTAAATGAAATGACTATGAAGAGTCAAGCAGCACAAAGAGAGTTGAATAGATATTCAGATTTTATTCGTAACTATAAATTAACTGCTAAAATTTTAGATAATCCAGTAGAAATGGAAAGGAAAATAAACAATGGAACAAAACATATATTCGAGGAAATCGAAGAACTTAGTAATGTTGTTGACGACCTCGATGATGGTCTCCAGCTGCAGTCTAATACCCAAAACTAAAGAGGTAGAAATAATATCAAAACCACTTGAACGAACTTTCGTTCAGCCTGTTATGCCTAGAGAGATAGACTTAAAACAGCCTGCGTGGTTTGTAGTTACACCTGATAACTTCGAAGACTTTAAAGCAAGAATAGTTGACCAAGAAGGGGAATTGGTATTCTTAGCTATGTCAGTACCTGACTATGAAGTGATGGCATACAATATGCAAGAACTGAAAAGGTACATTACAGAAATGAAAGATGTAGTAGTATATTACAAGACAATTACATCACCCCAAGAACAAAATTAAATCGTTCATTCACTCTAAATGTAGCAGTGAACGGAAGTAGGCAGGACGCCGAAGGAACGCATCTTCATTTTAACTAGAAGATGGTTTTTAAATTTTACATCTTCGCAAAAAGAAAGGAGATGATTATGGCAAACTCATATAGAGGTGCTAGTCAAGTTAATACCAACAAAGCAGAACTTGTAGAGCAAGAGTTCATTTATAGAGGTATTAAGTACATTAGTGCAAAACAGCCAACTCAACCACATGATGGAATATATCGTGGTGTAAAAAGAGTTGCGTAAAGGAAAATTATGGCAGAGCAGGATTATAAAATAACAATACATCTAAGAGCCGACGTTAGCGAGAAGTCAGTCAGAGACTGGCTTCCGCACGCCTTAGAAGAAGGGGAATGGAAAGAAAGAACTATTAAAATTTATGGCACAGATATTAAAGCTATAGATATAGATTCGGCTAAGCATAAATGGATTAAGGATTTTAGATGACACCTACTCGACATAATACAGAATTAGCTTTAGCGGGCTTAAAAAAACAACTTGGAGTTACAAAAAATCCAAGTGAGATTTCTCGGATAGAAAGAGAAATCACGGAGTTGCAAAAGTTACTTACTTTTGGAACTAGAAAGGAGAAAAAATGGAGTTAATAAAAGGCTGGATAGAATGGGTGAAAGCTCGAGTATCCGAACGAACTTCATGGGACGGGGCAGTACTAATAGCTTTAGGATTACTAGTAGTACTGATGAATCCACTAGCTAAAATATTAGCATGGGTCGCAATACTTTGGGGAGCATGGACCATTTATAAGGAAGAGATATAATGTCAATGCCACCTGGACAATTTTCTGGAGATATGGATAGAAATGAGGTCGAAATAGACCTTAATAAATTCATGGCTCTGTTACAAGAAAAAAGCGAACTTAAAGACAGAATAAGAGAACTAGAAGATATACATAATGTAAACCCTTATCAAAAGCTTATATTTCTTGCTCAAATGGTTGATTCATGGAGAATCTTTCCAAGAGCATTTTTAAGTATCTACATGTTTCTTCTTTATTTTGCAACATTTTGGTTTATGGATTTACCAGAACCAAGTCTCGAACAGTCTGGTTTGATATCAGTACTAGTCGGGGCAGGCGCTGCGTGGTTTGGACTCTACGCAGGTACTCATAAAGCACCAACCGCAGGACAAGATAAGAAGTGATATACTCGTCACATAAAGCCGTACCAGACAGCCTGTGTGACGTAACGTTAGAGGCACTTAATATTGTTGTCCCGATGGAAGGATATATAGGAAATGCATTATCTGATAAAGCTTTCCGACAATCACAAGTCCGATGGTTGCGAGATAATGAGTATTGGCATGAGCTTAGTACATTTGTGCATACTGTAGGTACTCACTTTGGTATGCAGTATTGGGGTTATGAAGACCTTGTGCTAGAACCATTACAGTTGGCTACTTATTCAGTAGGTGACTTTTATGACTGGCACTTGGACTCGCCACCTGAAGGACCAAGAAGACTTAGTCTTACCCTTCAGCTATCCGACAAATCAGAGTATGAAGGAGGTGATCTTGAGTTTAAAGACTACACTCTGAACGCTGAAGCATACGAAAAAGGTTCAATTACCATGTTTGACTCCTCACACAAACACAGGGTTGCCCCTGTAACTAGAGGAGTCAGACATTCTCTAGTTGGTTGGTTTAGATAAAAACCACCAAACCTCAAAATAAAACTTGACTCACAAGTTGAATTCAACTATAATATACCCAATGAATATTTTTATACTTGACGAAGACATAGATAAGTGTGCAGAATATCACGTAGATAAACACGTTGTGAAGATGATTCTTGAGTCCGCTCAATTATTATGCACAGCACATTGGATAGAGAAATACATTGGATACATACCGAGAAAACTTACATCAAAAGAATGGGCAGTCGTCCGAGAACACAAGAAAGTGGAACCTAGACCGTTCCCTTATTTACCCACTATGCATAACCACCCTTGTAGTGTGTGGGTGCGTAGTAGCTTGGACAATTATGAGTACTTATATGCACTCTCGCTCGCCCTCAACGATGAATATGGATTTAGATATGGAAAATCGCATAAATCAGTGCATGATGTCATACTTAAATTACCAGACATCGACTTACCTAGATGTGGACTTACACCATTTGCGCAGGCTATGCCAGATGAACTTAAGGGACCAGATGCTATTGTCGCCTACAGAAAGTTCTACCACAAAGATAAAGCAACCTTCGCAAGTTGGAAAGGAAGAGAGAAACCACACTGGTGGGTAGAAGAAGAAGCAGATTATGAAAAGAGGATAACAAGATGAGCCTATTAAACAAAAGTAATAAGAAAAAACTAAAAAGAATGGAAAGTGATATTAGAAGTATAAAACATATACTAGAACTAATAAGAACTATCATACCTGTTCTAGTTCTGTTTCTACAAGTAATTATTTTAATCCACGTAATATGAGAGTATTAGTAGAAAACTATGGAGACGTAAGAATATTTAAAGATAGACCTTACGGATATAAAAGATTTATAGTAGAGTGGAAAGATGGTGGAACACAGATTTACTCAGGTATATGGTATAAAGAAGAACAAATAAAAAGAAAAGTGGAGAAAGAAATTGATAAACATAGATGATTACGGTAAGTTCGTAAAAAGCACAACTTCAGATGAAAGTTTAAGAACTGAAGTTATGGCAGACAGATTATTCGGCTTGCAAAGTACTTATAAAGATGTTGAATGGAGCCAGTTAATAACTTGCTCTATGGGTATGCAAGCAGAGTCAGGTGAGTTTTCAGAGATTATAAAAAAGATAGTATTTCAAGGAAAACACTTTGACGAAGATGTAAAGTTCCATCTAAAAAGAGAACTCGGAGATGTATTATGGTATTGGGTACAGGGCTGTTTAGCTCTTGGATACACTCCAGAAGAAGTTATGAAAGAAAATATAAATAAACTAGAAAAAAGATATCCAAATGGTTTTGAGATTCACAGAAGTGAAGTAAGAGAAGAAGGAGATATATAATGGCTAATCATGTGTACTTTTATATACATTTTAATGAAGTTGATAAAGATAAAGTCTTTAAAATAGACAATCATAGAGGCTGGAAGGAACCAGTTGAAGCCTATCAACAACCTTTTATGGCTAATGTTGAAAAAACTTTAGATGATGATGGTTGGTTAGAGGACTCTTATGATTGGCACATTAATAACATAGGAGCCAAATGGGTTACTTTGGACTATGCAGACGAGACTGAGCTTTCAGGATACTCAGCATGGTCACCTCCAATACAAATGTTAGGACACTTTTCTAAATTTATAGGTCAACCAACAAGAATGACTTATGAAGATGAGTTCCGTAACTTTATTGGTGTTGCTTGGGGTGACGTAGATGGCGATGCGTCTTATGAAGAAAATGATGATGTAATACAGTTATTTCTTGATAAACTTGGTATGGAAGAGTTACCAGAAGATTATGACTGGCAAGAAGAAATAGAAGTTGATGGGACTAAATATATTGCTACCGAACTGATGGACGAGTTAGTTTATCAGTGGTTTGAGGAGCAATGATGTTAGTTGAACTTTTTTTATTTCCTTTCTACGTATTTAAATACTTCTTTTCTTTTATGGCATGGGTATTTTTAGTATCAGTTTTATTTCAAACTGATTGGTACTATGACTTAAGAGATTGGTTTAACCAGAGGTATAGATGAAGTATCAACATT